GTGATCGGCGCGCTGAAATTCCGAGTGGTGAACACTTGCTGCGCGTGCGTGGTGTCGAGCAGCTTCATGCCCCACTTATCAACAGCTTCGTTCCGCTGTTTATCGAGTAGTCGCATGTCGGCGTCGGAGTAGTTACCGACCGCCTTCTGGTAACGCGTCTCGCTTTCGAGCGGAGCGTACTTCTTCAGAGCCTCTCCGGTCATGGAGAACGCTTTGGACGCGGCGACACCAGCCATGATGCCGCCGACGCCCTTCCACGCCGCATGGATGCTTCGCACGACGCCAAGGTGTTCGCGCGCTTGCGCGTTCGCCCGGCTCATTTGGGCGGCGTAATTCTCCGCGCCCTTCGTGTCCAGCTTACCTGCGTCGATCTGCTTCGCGAGTTGCTTGGCCTGATTTGCCAAGGTCTTCAGCGGACCAGACATATTGTCGATCAGGCCGACGACTGCTGCCGTCTGAAAAGTCTGCATCTCAAGCCTCTACTTCGCGAAGTGGTCTTTGTTGCGCACGACTAGGTCGCACCAAAAGCGCAGTTCTTCGTTCGACATCGCCCGAATCTCCGAGGGAGACATCCGGGCGACGAGGAACAGAAATTCGATGCGACCGGCTATTCCCCCGAGGCATTCCAAGCATCGACGACAGCGGCGACGACGTTGTGGAAGTCCTTGGCTGATAGCTTGCCGAGCACGAGATCGTCGATGCCGGTGAGCAGCGAAGCGAGCTTCATGATCGTGTCGTACCGATACTCTTGCGTGACTTCGTCGCCGACGCGGGCGAGCTTGATCGGCGGCTGCCGAACCTCCACCATGTCGCGCGCGTTGAGTTCGCGAAGAACGAGTTCGTTGACATCGCCTGAGTGCGTGGTCAGGGCCTTACTGAGCGGGACAGTAATGGGCATGTTTAGAAGGTCTCCTGCGTCACCACGTTCGCGGTGATGGTCAACCCGCTGATCTCACCCGTTTCGGTGTTGATCTCGGGGCGGCCGACGACGACGGCCTTCGTGAAGAGATACCGACGCCGAACGTCGATCAGCTCGATGGTCACGTCGAGCGGGCACGCCATGATCTCGTTGATGTCGAGGCCGCAGCTATCGGACAGAACGATCTTCGCGGTCGCGGGAACCGGCTTGGTCGTGACGTAGATCGAACCGTCCTGGTTCGAATTGACATCGCGCTCGAAGTTGATCGGGTTGACGGTGACCGAAGACCGGACGGCCCAAATCTTGCCGTTTGCGGTGATGCGGACGCGCCCGCCTGCGCTGTAGCAGCAATCCATATGTAGTTCCTTCGTGCAAAACGCGAAACGCCGCCCCGAAGGACGGCGTTTTCGCTAGGTGCGTGGGTGGGTGAGCTGCGCTTGTTAGGCGCTCGGGTACTGCAAGAACGACGTGGCGTTGACCGCCAGCACGCGCAGGGCGTTGACGTGATCGAGCGGCAGGTAGGTGTCGATGCGATCCGGGTTGTTCTTGTTGCGCTCGCAAATCAGGAGCTGAGCGAACAGATCAGCGTTCTCGAAGACGCCATCACCGACCAGCGACTTGTAGCCGTGGATGAACGCCAGACGGATATCGTCGGCGGTCACGAAGCCCTGAAGGTTATTCGGGTTCGAGTCCACGAGAGCCACACGCGGGTAGGTCGAAGTCATATACGCCGCAAGCGAGCGGAGGCCGTACATGAGCTGCGCGATGGTGTTGATGTCGAGCCACGACGCGTCAGGCTGACCGTACGCATTGCGCTGGTAGGTCGTGGTGACGCGGTCGAGCAGAACCTTGCCGCTCTGCACGACGTAACCCGACGCGCCAGCGAAGTAGAAGCTCTGACGCTGCACCGTGCTCCACTGATCGGCCACGCTCTTCGGAGGCAAGATGCCTTCGAGTTCGATGGTCTGAAGCGGGCGCGACAGCTCGGGTGCCGACTGCAAGTGCTGCGCAACCTTCGCACCCAGGGCGGCAGCCCAAAGGTAGGTCGGCTGCGGTGCCTTGTTGACCGGCATGATCGACGTGTGCCAGGAATTGCGACCCGACGTGAACGTCTGCGTCGTACCGGCAGTGCCCGCGTAGGCCGAAATGTTGTGGCCGTACATCTGCGACATCGGACCCCAACGGCCGTCAAGCCAGGTCTCGATCTCGGTCAGTGCTGCCGACGTACAGTAGGGCATGACGATCCAATCCCACTGGTCATCGCCCATATTGGCAATGGCCTCGGTGATGCCGGGATCGCCAGCGCCGCCCGTGGGCTGCACAATGGTCGCCCACATATCGGCAGCGTCGCCGTCGTCAGCGTACAGGCGGGTCTCGATGCGGATCGTGTTGCCGAGCGTGCCCTTGTTGCGGGCGGTGACGTTGACCTTGCTGTTGACGACACCGTCGACAGCGGCCGTCACGTTGATGCCCGGACATGCGTTGATCGCCGCCGCGAGTGCGGTAGCGGTGTTCTGCGCGGTCATCAATGCGTTGACGGGAACCGAGACGCGGAAGCCGCCGATGTAGACGACGATGCTCGCGGGTCCGGTCGGAGCGACCACTGAAATGCTGCCGGTGGCTGCGGTCGAGCCGCCCGTGGCGTCGGCCAGCGGGATCGCCCAAATCTCCTGGAACGGAGCGTTGGCGCGAGCGACCTTGTACATCGACGCGAGCATCGAGCCCGGACCGAACAGGCCATCCTCGTTCTGCGTGACGAGCAGCGGCGCGTCAGCGGCAGCCGAGCCGTCCGAAGTCTTCTGGCCGATCAGCACCAGGCGCTGGATAGACTGATAAGGGGCTTGACCTGCGTTCACTTCGAAGCGCAGGAAGGGGACCCGGATGTTACCCGGAATGGAATTAAACAGAACCGACATTCACGGCCTCACTTGGTCTTAGAAGTCGACGCGACTTCTGCGGTCGCCGGGGCTTCGTCCGGCACGATTTCGAGATCGCCCTGCTGAATGGCGCGCGTGTAGAATGCGTTCTGATAGATGCGCACTCCTTCTGCGGGCACTTCAGCGAAGTCGCGCTCGGGCATAAGGATCATTCGCCCCGGAACGGGGCGCACAGTCACAGTCTTCATTTCTGTAGCTCCAGGATGGTGTGGACCTCGATGCGCCCATCGGGGCCTTGCGACTTCCCTTGCGCGGCCAATAGATTCGGGTCGGCTTCGGGATTGACGGCGTCCACGTTGATGCCGATGCGTTTGAGCAGCGGGACGTACGTGTACGGATTGTTCGTGCCTGCCAGCACGTCGAGCACGCAGCGCATAGACGGCGCTCTGCACATCGCTTGCAGCATCGGGGTGATCCACGGTGCCGGGTACTTCGCGAGTTCATCGCAGAACGGGACTTGCGCCGGAGGCGGCCCATCCACGATGGCGAAGGAAGGAGGACAGTCGTCGGCGATCACGCACTTGAAGTGCATTCGGCGCGCCGAGAACCTATTGTTGCCGCTCTCATCGCGCATTGCGTGAGATGTGATGCTCTCAATGCGCTTCACGTACGCTACGAACGCGTTCGTGTGGACGCGATTGGGCAGCGACATCAATGCCCACTTCACTTGCATCTCGAATAAGTCGAGTTGCGCTTCGAGCTGGGCATCGGTCATGGGCATGTCGAAGACAACGTTCTCCACGTTGTCGATGACCTCAGTCGCGAACGTGCCGATGACAATCTCGATGCGAAGATCGACCATGCGGTCGTAAGGCCCGCCGCCGCTTCCTCGGTTGAGCAAGATGCCTTCGTCGTCGTCGGTGTAGACGATCACGCCGGGCATAGGCGTCGCGTATTCTCGGAAGATCATAGGATCGAGACGGCTGTCGAAGACGCGATCTTCGGCCATTGTCGGCGGCGCGGGGTCGTCATCTTGTTCTTGAATTGCTACGCACGCGAGCGCGCGAAGCATCATGCGGGACAGGCTCATTTCTGCCTCCCGAGCTGCACAAGGCGGATCGCTACGCCGCTCAGGCCATCTGGCCGAGCGTCTGTAACTTCGAACAGCTCGCCTGTGATGGTGTGGGTGATACGGTCGCCCTGGCGTACGTCGGGGACGTCGCAGACGAGCGCGGTGATGCAGAGGTGCCGCGTCGATACGTGAACCTCTTCGAGACCGAGCGTCACATCCTTCGCGTCGCGTTCGAACACGCCCCGAAACGAAGCGCCCGACCGCGAAGGGTCGGGCGACGTTGGGAAGTTAACGCGCATCGCCGTGAACGGCGCGAGCGTGAAGCCCTCGCCGAACTCTTCGATGATTTCCGAAAGGGAGACAGCCTCGGCGTCGAACCAACTACCCGTTGACGACGACGACATGAATGCGACGCACCAGCGTTCGCGAAGGGATCGCGACATCAGTCGGGGAGACGGGGATGGTTGCCCCCACCGTGACCGTGATATCGAGATGGTAAGCGTCGCCCGGCTTCGATCCGTCCGGTGCATTCAGCACGACGACGCACATGCCGCTGGGCGTGAACGCTTGTCCGCTGATGCTCGGATCGCTGGGGCTCTCGGCCGCCGCCGCGAACGTGGCCGCAGTGATGGTCGGGTTGCCGTTCGCGGCGAGCCACTTCGAGAAGTCGACTCGAAAGTCGATGGTGTCTCGCATCCGCATCTGGAAGCAAGCAAGCGCGAGGATCGGCGCATTCTGCGCCGGATCAGTGTCGAACTCGCACGGCGGTACGACCGCCAAGCGACAGTCGGGTGGCCCCGCCTGCTGCTGGTAGATCAGCATGTCTGCCTCATTTCTGCATCGGGTTGAGCTGGCCACGGAGGTACGCGAGATCGCGCGCCGTCTTCATGGCCTCTTCCCAAAGTCGGCTGATACGATCCTCCGTCCGCCTTTGGTCATCTGTGTGGTCACGCCTCAAGCTCTCAATGACCGCTTCGTGCTTGTTGGATGTCTCGCGCATCGGCGAAAGAACCACGGTGCCGAACGCTCCAAAGATCGCGAGTAGGACGGTGACGATAAGCCCGTACGCTTGCCACTGCGGCGTGGTCTTCGCGTCAAGCTTCGACGTAATCGAAGCGAAGCCGTCAGCCATGTTCTGGTCGACGCGCGCGAAGCCTCGCTCCATGCGCTGCTCGACCTTGCCGACATCCTGCCGCAGTTCGTCGTGTCCACGTTCAAGGCCCAAGACCTTCTGGTGAACGGCTACAACGTCGTGATGTTGTTCCATAGATACCGGCCCTCCGCGCGGTCAGGGGGCGGGTCTGCCCGCCCCACTACTGCGTTAGCCGAGCGGATCGCCGCCCTTGGTCGGGTCGATCTCGTCTTCGTCGTCAAGCACTTCGTCGTAGGGGCGCACGAGGCCGTCCTTCAAGAAGCTCTTGGCGAGGGCGGCGTCGTCGACAGCGAAAGTCGCGCCAGCGTTGACGCGGACATGGTCGACAACGTCGACTTCCACTTCGCGCTTGCTGAACTTGACTTTGGTCTTGATCGTGTCGCCCTTAGCGTCGAGCACGGGGACGGTGTAGGTGAACGCCTTGATGGCCGTCAGTTGCTGCATCGTTCAATCTCCTGTTGGGGTCGTCGGGGACCGCCCCGCCCTTTCGAGCGAGGCGGCGTGATCCGCTGTAACGTTACAGACGTTACTTGACGGTCAGCACAAAAGTCGCATTCGGGCGCTTGGGGGCGACCAACGGACCGGACTGCGTGACCAGCTCAAGGCCGGACGGGTTGAACTTCACCTTCGACTTCGTGAACGAACGGCGAGCCGCGATGTCCGCTTCGAGGTCGATGATGGCACCGAAATACTGCGTGCCTTCCAGCGCGTGCTTCGCCACACCAATAACGGTGTAAGGCGGGATGTACGGCTGATCGTTGCCCGCGTCGTCCTGGTAGTACGAGTCGTACACCCACAGGTCGATACGACCCTGAAGCGTGCCGACGTACTGAGCTTCATTCAGCTTGGTACGCGGACCCGCGTCGATGGCCGTGGTGCCGCCGACATCGCGACGATAGCGGATGTCGATCAGCT